ATGAAACAGATATTATGCTTTGGAGATTCCAATACATGGGGATATGACGGAGAGAGCAGAGAGAGACTACCGTGGGGAGTACGCTGGACAAGCCTTCTCCAGGAAAAACTGAATAAAGAAGAATATCGCGTGATCGAGGAAGGACTGTGCGGAAGAACAACGGTTTTCGAAGATCCGCTCCGCGACGGAAGAAAAGGAACTGCACTTCTTCCCACACTTCTGGAAACACATGCCCAGGCGGATGTGATCACTCTAATGCTGGGAACCAATGACTGCAAAACTGTTTTTGGAGCATCCGCAGATGTAATCGGAAAGGGAATCACAAGACTGCTGGATCAGATCCAGGAATACGCACCAAGAGCGAAAGTCCTTCTCATGTCTCCCATCTATCTGGGAGAAAAAGTATGGCAGGAAGGATATGACCAGGAGTTTTCCAGAGAGTCTGTGATCGTTTCCAGAAATCTGCAGCCTGTTTATGAAAAAATCGCAGCTGAACGTCATATCAGTTTCCTTCCGGCAGCATCCTATGTACATTGCTGTGACGCAGATCAGGAACATCTGAATGCAGCAGGACATAAGAAATTTGCAGAGGTTGTATATCGAAAAGTACAGGAATTGCTGTAAATGAATATAGGATTTTAAGACTTTTGGATCTTATATAAAATAAAAAGATGTTGCCTGGCAGGTTTTCAGTTCTGTCAGACAGCATCTTTTTTTGCATGAGCTTAGATCAACTCAGCATAGCAATGAAACTACCTGCGCGTACAGATTTAGTACTGCTGGCCGCCCTGGGAACTGCCGGACATCTGACGCTCCTGCGCCTCGATCATCTTTTTAAATAAGTTCTCAGAACGACACGCCGTATTTTACAGGAAAATCAACTATGTGGATGGATGCGAAAAAGAATTTAACTACACTTACGCATTTGCAATCTAAATAATATACAAAAGATGAACGGAAGAGCAGAGATGTAATTTTTTGACATTTAACTAAATATCTGGTAGTATGAAAACATACTAATGACGACATCGGTTCCAATTCCCGGAACAGGATGTCTTTTTGTGTTTTTAAGGGGTGATAACCATGAATCATACCGCATATGACGTAATGAGAGAATATATGATCGAGGGAGCAGAGCTGGACAGACCATACCAGTTCCCCATGATGCCACGGTATACCGGCAGACCTGGAACGGATACTGTAGATTTCAAGGACAGCTTCGACCGGCGGATAAAGAACCACAGGGACTTGACCGTCAATTTCTACATCCACGACAACCAATTTGAGAAAATCTGGAATTGTCCAGACAAATATATCGAGCATCTAAAATGCTTTAACAGTGTGATCGCACCGGATTTCAGCATGGCAGTCGGAGAAGGTGGCATGCCATTTGCGATGAACATCTGGCAGAAGTACCGCAATCATGCGATAGCACATTATCTGTATATGAACGGAATCCGCATGATTCCAAACGTGAACATACCACCAGAATACTGCTATGATTGGATTTTTGACGGAATACCAAAAAGAAGCACGGTTGCCTGCTGCACCAATGGGCGAGTGAAGTCGAAAGCATCACGACTGGAATTTTGCAAGGGGTTTCAAGAGATGGTCCGGAGATTGGAGCCACTGAGAGTAATCATCGTTGGACGGATACCGCAGGAACTGCAAACAGATATAGAAATTATCAACTTCAAAAGCAGAAACCAGAAGATTAAGGACAGGGAGGGAAAATATGGGATTCTCAACTGAGCGATCATCACACAATAAAGTACGTAGGAAGAAAGATAAGACGGAACAGAAGATGAAAGTCCGGAAACAACGGACCACATACAAAACGAAGAATACGGCTAGGAGAAAATCTGAGGGATTAAATAAATTGAACTGATTCGTGTTTTTTCACAGTCCCTCGGAAGATGCTATGAATTAATATATGCAAGATAGACAAAATGGAAATCCAGAAATAAAGGTTATTTTCCAGCTGTTCTTTTTTTCACCGTTTTTCGGCATTTTTCTGTGTCTGAATATTGCAAATATTCAAGAACCGCCAGAAATATTGTTCGTTTCACAACTGGCATGAACATCCTGCAAAAGACTGCGGACCGGTGCCGGGATTTCCCAGGCATCAATAACTGGCACTCTAATTTCGCCCACAACGCCCGCAAAACGAATAAGGCTACACTTCTTCGACCGGAATCTAAATGGCCGTTAAAAAGCCGAATAGGGCGGTTGTACAGTAGATCCAAAACGGAACATACTTTTGCCACTGGTCGGACACTGCGCCCCGGATCGGTGCCAGCTGCACAGAGGCACGACAAAAAGAGCCGGAAACGGCTATATATAATCATAGTATCACCATACCGGAGCCCCGTCAACTGTGAGTATTGATTGACGAAAGCACGCAAAAACGGCTTGTAAATCCGGCAATGGTAAAAACATCAAGGAACGCCAAAAAGACGGAAAACGGTGAAAAAAGCAAATCAACAACCGCATTTCTAGACAAGAAAAATATTAAGTTGTCAAGGCACACGGCTTGTAGATAGATTTTACAAGTCTGATCCGCTCCCCAGGCCGTGAACCTGGCGCCGGACTGGATACCGGAAGAGTAGCAGAAAAAGAGCAGCGTTTTCACTGCTCTAAAAAATTAACATCAATTGACCGGGGCAAGTCCCGGAAAAACTCCGAAAAACCGCCGTCAGTGGTGTTGTATTGCCTGTCAGAAGTCGGGATGGTCTGCTCGTTTTTAAGCTCCATGCAAGACAGCTGTAAAAAACCGTCTTTTTTCGTTGACCGGTGCAGGGCGTACCGCATGACGGACACGACCCCAGACTGACACCGCACCGGCGGAAGGTCGTACCAGATCAACGGCACAGAACCGGAAGCGACCGCAAGAAAAACCTTTGCCGCTTCCTGGCGTGCGGTATCCTCTATCTTTTCAACTTCTGAAAAATCACCGCTTTTTATAGCGGTGATGGTTTGCTTTTGCGTGGGTTTTCTGATTCCGATTATTTTTTCGCTCATTAGCAGAACACCTCTCCGAACATATAAGAACCATTGCTTTTGAAACATTCGTTCCAGGCTGTAACAACTTCTTCAGCTTCTTTCCTGGATCCGCAAAGGTTCGCCGCTGCGATGCCTTTTATCGCCAGTTTTGAAAGTAAGTTATCACTTTCAGAAACCTTGATAGCGTAAGAATAGTTTTTTCCGTTCTCTGTCACCTGTACGGCGATATAGCTGTTTTTCTTCTTCATGTCTTTTCTTTCTTCCCTGTACCCATGGGAGCCGGGTGTTAAAATAAAAGGGCGCCGTCGGGAATCGAACCCGGCCGGAACCATTACGCCTAGTTTAAACAATCATTGATTTTCTTTTCCAGATGCGGGAACGCTCCGCAAATTTCTTGCACGCTGTCGACGTAATAATCGCCCACTATTTTTCCAAAAATTGTAATATTTCCAGAATAAAAACAACCGAGATCGTTAAACCAGATATCAAGTCCTGTTGCCTGTTCCTTTTTATCGCCGTACCACATGTCAATTTTAATCATTTTCTTTTCCTCCTGATTTTTTATTTTAAAGGGCCGCCGGGGAAATACTCCCCGGTACGCTTGCCGGCCCTGTTATGCGTAAATAGTACCAAGATTTTTGAACCGCCACATTGCAATAGCTAAATCCATTGCGCTATTAATCCAGTATGTAGGTTTATATTTATAAGCGGCGTTTTTATCTTTTTCAAACTCCGCAAGCGTCCATTGCACGCCCTGATAGTGAATGATGTGAACGCTTTTTTCTTTGTTGTCTGCGATTGCGTGACCACTATATTTTTTCTTGTTGCTCAATACCATTTCAGCAACTGGGAGAAGATCGGCGGCAGCATCTTTGAAAATTCCATATTCGTATTGGCAATGCACATAAACATTGCATCCCGCCAGAATTTCGCCGCTGTGCTCGTCGTAATCGACTTCAGAAAATTTTTTTGCAATTTTCTCCACTTCCGAAAGCCTTACAAGTGGACTTTGCTTTCCTCTCTAAATGTGTATTTGTCTTTACCTGTCGCTTTCATCCAGATGATTGAATAAAAGCAGTTGATATTTGATAAAGCTTTAAGGATAGTGTCTTTCATTTTATTCCCTCTCTTTCTCCCGGATCAGCGTCCGGGGGTGAATGTTTTTTGTTTTCCTTTGATGGTTATATAATACACGATAATAGACTAAAAGTAAATACACAAGATACACGAAAATAGACCATATAACACAGCTTATTTTTGTGCAAATAGTACATAAAAATAGACATTGACTTAATGCCAAAAATCTATTATCATATATTTATAAATAAGGAGGTGAAAAACAATGGCCGATTATGGAAAGAATGGTTATATTGATTTTTCAAAGCTATGGAACGTATTAAAAAAGAAAGAACTTAATAAACAGTGGTTAAAAAACAACGGATTACATTCTAATACAGTAGCAAAGCTGACTAAAAACGAAAATGTAACTTGTGAAGTCATCTGCACATTATGCAAATTATTGAACTGTCAACCGTCTGATATCATGGAGTATAAAAAATAAGTAAAATACATGGAAATAGACTATTGACAAATACACGAAAATAGACTATACTGTAACCATAGAAAGGAAGTGGTTATAATATGGCAAACTTGGAAAAATTTTATTTTGAAAAATACGGAAAACATTATTGTTATGATGTGAAAATAGCAAATAACTGTAAGTGAATAAAAACCAAGCAAACAGCCCTCAGCGGGGCGGATCAGGAGGGGTGAAATGAAAAATACAGAGGCTGGAAAAGCTACAAGAAGGGTACAACTTAAAAACATGCCGTTCGATCGTTTCGAGGACGGCGTTGGATTCATCCACGCAACCGGATATGATTGCCTTGTAGACGGTCAGTGGATGACCGAATACGAAGATAACATCTTTGAGGACGCTGCCGGATGTTCCTACGAGGTTGAGCCGGAAGAGGAGCCGGAGTGGACGGAAGAAGACGAGGCACAATGGGCTGAAACTTTCAAGCCGTATCCGGGATTTGAAGAATAGAACAAGGAGGGGAAAGAAATGAGAATCAACGGAATCGGAGTTGTTAGCAAGAAAGAAGCAATGTCCATCTTGACAAAAGAAGGACGGGAAGAAGTTAAAAACGGTGGAATCACCGTAGAAGAGCTTGGAGAAATGTACAAGCTCGAGCAGGTCAAAAAAGCCTGCAAGATAGGAAAGTGTCGTGATACTTTTGCGGCCAACTACAGCCGTATCCCGGACAGCTTAAAAGAAAAGCTTACGCCGCAGGAACTGGCGGAGCTTACAGTGGCGTTTTATAAATGTTACGGGGACGGGAAAAATGCAAAAGAATAAAGAGCCGGAAATCAGCTCTTTACACTTAAAATTATTGTTTCAACCCTCGGCGACCGGAATTGTTGGTCGCTCCACTTACAGAACATCCTCTGTAAGCGACAATAATATTATACCACAAAGAAAGGAAAAAGACATGAAAAAAACAATCAATCTTTTAAACGAAGTTGTAAAAATGGGCTTCAGTAGGGAAAAGGCTCTCAGAGATATCGACGCAAGTCTTGACGAAGAGCTTAGAACCGAAAACCGAAAGCCACTGATGGAAGAGGAAATTCCCGATCAGCTTTACGAAGATATCCTTTTCGGCTTCAGATGCGAGGCCGAAGAGCCATGAAGACAGTGTTAATAGAGGGCTATATGGAAAAGGGCGTTTTCGCAACGCCTTTTTCACACGCCGGGAAAAGGGTATATACGTACCCACTGCCGCCTTTTTCTACAGTTGCCGGGATGGTCCATTTTTTGTGCCGGTGGAGCAGCTGGCACGACATGAATATATCAATATCCGGGAATGGAACGATGAACGAACAGGAGTTTACAAAACGCTGGAAGGGAGGAGCTTATGCCGGATCAGAAACGGAAGAATTTAAAAAGCGTTTTCCCGTCCGAGTGAAAAACGGCCCGGGGTTCACAGGCTGGGTTAATACGCCGGTTTTAGTTGATTTTGTTGCAGATCTGAATTTGCGTTTACACATTCAGCCAAAAAGCGAAAAGGAAGTTGACATAATTTATAAAATGCTGAAGTATCCGAGGCGGTTTCCAAGCCTGGGCCGACATGAGGATTTGCTGAGAATTGATAATGTCGAAGTTGTTGACATTTTGCCACCGGAAAAAGTGGCGCTGAGTTTGCCAGCTTATGCGCCGGTACTTCCGGGAATCTCCGGCACTGTTTACGCACTGCATAAAAAATACACGATAGACAGAGAGCGACGAATTTTTGAAGATGTAAAAACAGTGTATCTTGACGCAGGGCAAGAAGCCACAACCGAAATTGACAGCTGCGGAAACCCGGTGTTTTTAATGTGATTATTGACAGTTGACAATGATTATACTATTATAACTATAACGTCATTTTTATGACGAATGTAAAATTGGATCATTAGTTATTAAGCTAACAAAACATTAATAGTCCCATTTTGGAACAGGCGTTTTTGCCTGAATGTAAAGTTAGACTGTTAGCTATTAAGCTAATACCCGAAATTAATAGCCCCATTGTGGAAAGAAAAAAGCCCCTGGACAATCTCCAGGGGCTTAAACTCGTTTTTTTGTGGCGGCTAACGAGGGGAGAACAGACCCGCCGCCGAGATCTGTTAAATTATTCATAGCACACAAACGTTTGTTTTGTCAAGAAAAATATTTTTTGCTTTTGGCTTGACAGGTTTTTGTAAAATGTGCTATCGTGTCATCAACGAGGAACTCAGGAGGGGCGAGCTAATCGAAATTAATAAAAATCATTCAGCCAGGTAACCGGATCAGACGCCGGAAGCCTGGCTTTTTCTGTGCCAAAACGCCCTGTAATTATATTATATATATAATCCCCTATTAATTAATTCTATACAGTACCGTATAATAACATCTTTTAAGCCCCTCCTAGATTCTGAGTTTATTAATATATACTTAGATACACTATATTATAATATATATAGCTCTATAACACTGTATATTGAGTTATAACGGATTATTTTATCAATAGGTATTTTATTATACCTTGAGCAATAAAAATAAATTTATGCTTGCATTAAAGGTTTATATGTGCTATTGTAAATGGCAGATAAGCAAATACATTTACGATTTTTAAACAAAGGACGATATAAAAAACTGAAAAGCATTTATGGAACTTCCGGCACTGGTTGTAGCTGCTGGGCGTGTTCTTCGATTGCTGACCGGTTTATTATCGTCCTTTTTATTTTGCTAAATTAATAGATTAACGTTGTAAAGTGAGGTGATACAGTGAAAGATAATACTATCAAAACAGAAAAGGAAACAGAAGTATATTTGAGCAATATTAATATATATGCTGATGAATATATTAATACAGTGTTATGTGTATCACCTGATAGTGAGAATTACAGAAAAGAAGTAGCTGACAGTTTTGTTGATATGATATTTTATATTGCTGATCACATACAGAAACCTAGTAACGATGATATAGAGTTATTAGATCATATGTTTAGCGTGTTTGTAAGGCTATGCAGTAAGTATCATGTTTTACCAACTTTGGAAGTATTTAGCTTTCTGGTAGGAATTAACCGCTCAACGTTTAGCGATTGGATGCGCGGGGACTATAGAACCGCCACAGCACATAGCAACACGGTGAAAAAATGGTTCGATATTTGCAAAAACTGCACGCTTAATAGACTGCATAACCAACCCGGAACAAATGCAAACCTGATCTTCGTTGCGAAAGCTGCATACGGCATGGCAGAGACAGCACCGGTCCAGGCGGATCATGTGCAAGGTATCCCGCAGCAGTCAGCGCAGCAGATCGCGGACCGGTACAAGGACGCGCTGGAGCTTCCAGAGATGGAACGGCCGAAGCTGTAAGCACGAAAGCAGCAAAAACACAATATATTGTATTAATCAAGACGGAAACACAATATATAGTTTGTTGCGATGTATAAATAGGGTGTACTTAAAATGTACAATGAACAGCGTGAGAAAATTTGTGCAATATGACGAACGAAAAGCGGCGTCAACTTCCTCTGACTACTGCCGAAGGCCGAACAACAACAGCGTGATCCGGTGCAGCGGGTCCCATGGGGCGGCGGGCTGACCGGATAGCGTACGGATGAGACGGGGACCCCCTTGGAGGAAAAGCCACCAGAAGCCGGGTGAGCCCCCAAAGCAAATAAAACAACAAAAAGGCCCTTTTCACATGGCAGAGATAGTGATTGCAACACGACAAGCCGTAAGCCTTAACGGTTTCTCTGCCAACACAAAATAAGGCAATACCAAGAAAGGCAGGTATGAAGAATGAATGAAATGATGCAGAATTTGGTAATAAGAATTGCAATGATACTAGTGATCATGCACAGTAAAAGATTGTGATTGACGAATCGGGTGCAGCTCCTGACTTCTCCGCAGCGGAGAGCTTAAATATGAGCAGAATAAACTTTAGCTGCAATTTCATCCCAGACAGGGAGGGGCAATAAAAAAAGAGAACCATTACGGTTCCCTTTTGAGATCATCAGTGGTCAGTTTGATTGACACATCTGGTTTTGGCTCAATTATCAATTGACATTCCAGAAAATCAAGAATCTGAATTAGTTCATCTGCGGATATGCTTCCTCTTGAAAATTTATTTGCAAGTGATTGCGGGAGCATCCCAAGGTGCTGAGCTAATTGAACACTGGTTACTTTTTTCATCTTCATTATTTGCTTTATCTTATCAGAAACCATATAAATACCTCCTATTAACATTATCATAATCAAAAACGTTTCAATAGTCAATAAAAAATACTCATAAATGTGTATGAGCTACTTGCAAATATAATCAATTAGATGTATAATTGACTTATAAATAAACGGGAGGGATTATACATGAAAATTGGATATGCAAGAGTATCAACAGTAGAGCAGAACGAAGCGAGACAGATGGAGGCATTGAGAGAAGAAGTCGTTGATAAAATTTATATGGATAAGAAGTCCGGCAAGGATTTCAACCGTCCAGAGTATCAGAAGATGATCGCTTCTCTTAAGAAAGGCGATGTGCTGGTAGTCCATTCGATTGACCGACTTGGCAGAAACTACGATGAGATTACAGAAGAGTGGAGAAAAATCACTAAAGAGATTGGAGCAGACATTATTGTACAAGATATGCCATTACTTGATACTACGCGGAATAGAGACTTGACTGGAAAATTAATCGCAGACATCGTTTTGCAGGTCTTTTCATACGTGGCACAAAGAGAACGAGAAAGTATCCACCAGCGTCAGAAAGAGGGTATCGCAATCGCGAAAGCTCAGGGCAAGTATAAAGGACGAGCAAAAAAAGAGGTAGACAAAGAACTCTTCGAGAAAACAAAGCAAAGATGGCAGGCTGGGGAAATTACCAAAGTTCAGTTTGCCGAAATCATGGGAGTGTCAAGAGGAACACTATATAAAATGTTGGGAGGAGAACAGTAATGATAGACTTTACAAATAAGTGTGTTATCACAGAAAGTGATGTTGAATCAGCGAAACTTCTTAAGATGGCAATTTCTCAAGGCTTTGCACTTCCGAAAGGCGAAAAAGTAATGGAATCATGCAGATTTTTCCGCTTTATCGGAAGCCCATATAAAAGCGTGATTGCGCTGTCAGCAGTAACACAGGAAATGTATGATCGAGCTATATTATATTCGCACTTATTCGGGAATGAGTTGGAAGAATTGATGAAAATTTCTGATTTGGCTGCTAGGTGGTGCCGTACATATGGATATAATCATCTCAGTGTATACGCTAATGAAGAAGCTGATATATACACTGGGCGCGGGATTGCCAAAAACAAAGATGGTGCGGTACAAGATGTGAAAATCAAATTAAATAAGCCACGCAAAATAACGGTAGCTGAGCTTGAAGAAAAGCTAGGATATCCAGTGGAAATAGTAAGTTGAGGATACATCCCATGAAAAAGAACAATCCACAAGGTGAATCCATCCGCATCCGGTTGCCGTACCAACTGGAGCAAAGACTTATAGCTGAAAAGAACCGAACCGGCAAAAGCGTGTCACAGATCACCCGTGAAGCCTTGACACAGTATTTTCGGAAAAGGTAGGTAAAAGACGATGCTTGAAAAATTTTTTAAAAAACAAAAAAGGTCTTCTGAATGCCATCCGCTTGAAAAGCCTTTAGCTCATGACCGCTCGTACGAGTATCATCACAAGAAAGCTGTTCTGGAGGACGGAATGCTGTACGATACAGAATCGGCGAAAAAGGTTTTTACGGACGAAGCTAGTTTGGAATATATCGCACTCGGAAGAGCAGTGCAAAGAGCTTACTTCTTAACCCCGAACGGAAACTGGTTTTCAGCTAAAGAAAAAATCGAGACTGAAAGCGGAATCACTGACGTCGGCGATTATCGTATACAGGCCACAAAAACCATTTACACATACAGTAATCTTCAAATGGAGCAAAAATACAAGGTTAAAGACCTGATTGGAAGAAATGACTATGAGCTATACAAAGAATATTTTGGAGAGGTAGAAGAGGCATGAATAAAGAAAAAGGAATCTATGAACTGTTACCGTCAGAACCAGTTGACGTAGCAGCTATGTTGATAAAAGCAACGATTGTTACGGACGCACCGGTATTCGCACTATCCCCAATGCTTGAAGGCAAAATGGTTGCAATTCCGAAATACGATCCGGTTCAGCTTCAGGAAATCGCAGAGCACCTTCTGGTGTACTGCAATGCACAGGAAAGGGGCTGCGAGTATGAACTTAACGACAGCGAATAGCAACACCAGTTCTCAATCAATTACTGATGCGATTTCGGTTTTAAGACACGAACTGCTTCAACATGGAGAAATATACCAAGGAAGAAATGACACAGGCGGTAACACAGGGCGTTGCCATGGCGATGATGAACATGAATGCCGGTGGAAGCTCATCTCCGCAGTACATTTCCAACACGATCAATCTGGACGGACGTGCTTTTGCGAAAGCTATCACAAAAGCCCAGAACGACAACAACCGGCGGAAAAATCCTAGCCCAGCGTGGTAAAAACCATTGCTATTTTTGCCGGGTTGCGGTATAATGAATGAGTAACGAGTAGCACCTATATCTTGTTATATTGTACGAAAAACAAAATATTGAGCAGACTTTTAAGATGATATTTACTTGGGTTGAAACAGTGACCCGTTTCCCGTGATACCGTCTTGGAGTCTGCTCTTTTTTTGTTTCCAAGCTGGTAAAACCAACAGGCTTACCCGACGGGGGACAAGCGGAAATGCCTTGCCGCCTGCCTGTTGATTTACATACATTTCAAGGCATGCTCAAGGTTTCACTGTACTTTGACCAGTCAAAAACCAAGCTTGCGGACTATCAGACTTTTTCCGTTGCGGTTGATGTGGCATCACTGACACAGGAACAGATTCCTTAATGATTTACGATGCAGCGGCAAAGGCAAACAAGCTTTCGCCGTTCAGCGGAATCTGGAACTGGATTGTTGAGAAACTGACCAATGCGGTCATCAGCAACTTGCAGACGAGCAACCAGACGGTGATTGGGGCACTTAATGAATTAAATAGTAACCTGCCAGGAATAGAGTTTTTAACAAGAACCATCACTGCGAAATCCGAAAAACAAGCATACGATTTGCAAATTAATGTTACGGAATACATGATCATCTCAATCTGGTCAGAAGATCGAATGGGGTGGAAGTATACTGTAACTCGTGGAGTAAGTGGAACAGAAGCTACTCAAAATTGGGCCATTTGTTTTTTAGGAAATCCGACAGGTAATTTTACTTTCAAAGTTGCAGTTTTGAAGATTAAATAGTAAGGCGCTGAATGGCTATTTTCATTACGAAAAATTTGCTGATATACCTAAAAGGAACATTCTGTGCGATGTTCGTTATGAGTCAGCTTCTGATCCAGAAGCGCCTGATGCTACTATGGGAACGTACTGGTGGAATATCATTCAAGTTTGTCTGGCAGAAAATCGCATTCTTCAAATAGCATCTAGTGCGTTTAACCAAAGAGATGTTTTGTATTTTCGCGTAAAACATGATAATAACTGGTATGGATGGTACTATGTTATAGGCCAAGAAAAAAGATAATTTCCCGTATTCCCATTTTGTTGATTAAGAAACTTTGAAAATTTCATAAAAAGGAGTTGATAAATTGGAAATTAAAGGAATTGACGTATCATCCAATCAGGGGAAACCAGACTGGGCGAAAGTGGCTAAATCCGGCATTAAATTCGCAATCTTGAGAGTGCATCAGAGGTCCGGCGTTGACAGCTCATTCGAGTACAACTACAAGGGATGCAAGAGCAACGGAATCCTTGTCGGCGGTTACAAGTATTCATACGCTCTGACACCGGCACAGGCGATTGACGAAGCGGAAGATGTGATTGCCGCACTGAACGGGCGAGGACTGGACTTCCCGGTGTTCTACGACCTTGAGTGGTCTAATCAGCGAAAACTCGGCAAACAGGCAGTCGAAAACATTGCAGTCGCATTTCTGACAAGGATGAAAAAAGCTGGTTATAAGGTCGGTATCTACTGCAATCTGGACTGGTACAACGGCGTTCTGACTGACGCACTCAGAAAGTATGAGTGCTGGATTGCACATTACCCAGACCCCGATAATGGAACAATGCAAACAAGGGTAAAACCAAAAGCAGGAATTGGATGGCAGTATTCCAGCAAAGGAAAAGTATCCGGTATCAGCGGAAATGTTGATATGGATGTGTTCTACAAGGATTATAGAGGAACGGCACAGAAAGGAGAAACTAAAATGGTAAAAATCAGTAACTGCGGACATGACGAAAATGGAAGGTATGCAGGTGGGAAAGCAGGAGATCAGACTGGTACAGAATATCGGATTATGAACTGGTACAGCAGACCGTGGCTCTGTGTCCTGAGATTCAATGACGCAAAAATCGCAGCCATGATTGCAGATATGGCGACAAAAGCGGCCCAGAACAATCTCATCGGGTACGATCAGGGTACTGCCGGAAACAGCAATGACCGATATTCATTCTGGCAGCACTTAAAGGCAAGTAATTACGATCCAGCACAGATCACGGTAGCTTGCGAATCTGATTGCAGTGCGAGTACAGCAGCTATCGTCAAGGGGGCTGGGTATCGCTTAAATAACGCAAAACTCAAAGCGGTCAGCATCTATCTGACAACACGGAACATGAGAGCTGCAATGAAGGCTGCTGGCGCAAAAGTACTGACGGATAGTAAGTATCTGACATCTGGTGACTATTTAAAGGCAGGAGATATCCTCCTGAACGATAATCACCACGTGGCTATTGCTGTTACCACCGGTGCAAAAGTAAGTACACCTTCAACTACGCTTACCGGTACCTTCCAGACAAGACTTCCGATTCTGAGAAAGGGCAGTTCCGGTACAGCTGTGGCAATGCTTCAGGCGATGCTGGGAGTGGAAGTTGACGGACAGTTCGGGAATGACACATATGATTCCCTCAAAGTTTTCCAGAAAAATGTTGGCGTAAAGGCAAATGGAACTTGCGGCATTGATACCTGGAAGAGAGTGATTGAGCATATGAAAGCAAATACGAAATAACGTTCTGATTGATTTTTCCTTCAGAACAAGGTATACTATCAACAGCCGCACAGGGGTTGAACTTATGATGTAAAGTTTCCTGTGTGGCTACGCACAAGTGAAGAGTGCAGACTGATTCCACCGTGCATGAACGGAAGAGCTGTATGTCCCAATTCGAGGCTGTTAGCAGCGGCACGAGTGGACAGTCAGGAAAAGAGTTGGGCATAAAAACCCGACTCTTTTCTTATTCTTCGAGATATTCCTGATATATCTGTTCTATTTCTCTTTTTCGGTTCTGCGATATTGAAACGATATCACCGGAAATCATCTTGATGTCAGATGCAATGTTTGCGATGTAATCCATGTTTACGATATAACTGCGGTGACACCGGACAAAACGCCGATCCAGAACTTTTTCTATCTCATGCAGACGCCGGTAAAAACCATACTGATGCCTGCACGTGCGATGGATGATGCACATTTGACCACGGCTTTCTATATATTCGATGTTACGAAAGAAAACCCTGTGGAAATCACCTTTGAATTTTACAGTGAGCATCCGTTCTTCCAATCTTCCAAGTGTAGTATCAATTACGGAAAACACCCTTCCATCTTCATGCCCTTTGATAACATACTGTGTTGCCTGAACATCAAAAGCATCACGCATGTAGCCGGCATGAGCTGTCCAGAACATCAGACTTCCGGAATAACCAGAGCCACGTAACTTATATGCTACATCAATACCATTTTCGCCGTCTTTTAAAATGATGTCCAACACGATCAAGTCAAACCATTCACCGTCTTTCACATCATCCACAAGAGGGACACCAGAAGTGTATTCTGAAATCTGGTACGTTCTGTCGCCCTTTTTCTTCAAAAATGACTCAGCCCTTGCCTTGAAATAATCAATATCAAGCTGGTTATCGTCAAGTATCGCTATTCGCATTTATATCACACCCTTTTTTCGTTATGCGAAAACATGCTATTTATTCAATTTACCAATTTTTACGGTGAAATGTTGTAGAATTTACAATGTAGATAGTATTTATACAGATATTATACTACAGCAGTTTAATACTGTAAATGGGCTGAATTGCCGGAAATTTATTAAAGCTGCTCTCCTGTGTTAATAAAAGTGCTTAAATATCCGGCAGTCAGTCCATAAATAAAAGATATGAGAAAATTATATTTTACTTCTGATATGATATTAAATCTGTAGTATATTCACCTTCATATTCAGCCAACGGTCTGATTGTTAATGCGAAATCTACTTTTGATATTTCAGAAATCTCGTTCATTGAAAGGAAATCGTCAGTTGGAGTTAAGGTTATAATTGTTTTACAATTATTCAGCAAATATTTGTTGCACAGTTCATAATTCACATCGGAAGTTGTAAAGTCATTATAAGTTTCAGAAACTACATCGTAAACAAAATACTGACCCGTTGTATTCGTGATGCAAAACGTGAAACTGTTCTCTTTTGATGATACAAAATCAACGCTAATACCATCTTTATCATATATGTTTTGAACGTTACTTAACACAGGTGAAGATGTTTCCGTGGCTCCAGTTACATCAACATGCACCTGACCACTATCGAAAGCTTTAAAGCTTTTTGAATTATCATAAGCCCACAGCAAAATATCGAAGCTGCTCAATTCATCCATTTGATAATCTTTATAAAAATTGGTTTTTTCCCAAGCACTGGTAAGTTCTATAGTAGAATTTGCTTTTTTACCTGGCGCAACATCGGCAGAATTAAGACCATATTGGTCGCCACCAGCCATGATGCCGTTTATGGCATATGCGTAAGGTGCAATACCTAAATTCAGATCAGAATTGTTTTCGATATACAAACCAATGGTTCCTTTTGATGGCGACTCTGTTAAGCCTTTTGTTTCGACGTGTACTCCGTTTTCATCATATAAAACAAAGTCTTCTGCAAACGTCGGGATAGAAGTGGATGAAACCAAAATGCTTGTGACACCAAGCGCCGCTAATAATTTTAAATGCTTTTTCATAGTAAATCCTCCTTAGTAAAATTTGTATACATTATATCATTTAAAGCACAAGTAGTATAGTGAAATATAATAAAATTCGAGGTGTTATCAATGAAAACATTCAAACAAATTCTGGCCATTATCGGAATTATATTATACGTCAACTACATCATCAGTTCACCGGTATGCGTAGAAGAATATACAAACAGAGGTACTAGCATTTGTTCCGAACAACATATGCACAGACAACCAACAGTCAAAAGAAATGTCACGAAACAGATGCAGCATATTCCTATGCTTGTATTTTATTTTGCTCCAAAGAGGAATGATTTTACCTTTGCTATCACGAATAATTTCTATGCGATTGTAAATATTCCGGTATACCATTGGCAATTACCTCGTGGAAATATTATTTCATCCCACTTATTCCGCTTTATTAGACATATTATAGGATATAATGCAAACATAAGTTCGCGGTATTCCATCTGCTAATCGAGCATATACTTTAATGTAGGCAGTAGTTTGCAAACAGGGAGGGTTATTTTATGGACTATAAGAAAGAAATTATTAGTATGATACAAAAGATAGAAAGCGTAAGATTCTTGGCGATGATTTATAGCTTTACACATACTCTTTTTGAGAAAGAAAAGAAGCAGGGAGATTAATCCCTGCTTCTTTCTATTTGGCGAACCTTTCAATGAACTTCCAAAACAATTCTTTGTCTTCTGATGATAATTGATAGTATTTCATAATAGCTTCTTTTGCCTTGGAATCCTCAGTGCCTATTTCAGCACATATAGAAGAGAAATCTTTGTCCAATTTTAGATCCTTGGGTAATTCTCCTTTATTGATCCAGTCTTCGTTAATCCCGAATGCTTGGCAAATGTCTTTGATAACGCTTTTACTTGGATTAGCATTGTCGTCATTCAAAAGTTTCCAAACATACTGAGGAGTTTTTCTGATTGCTTTCCCTATCTCAGTTTGGGATTTTTGACTTTCCAAAAGTACCTCTCGGACTCTAATGAGAATGTCCGTCATTTCCTCACCTCCCAATATCATAATACATCTTAGAGAAAGAAAAGTCAATAAAAATTAAACTGAGTTTAAAATTATGCTTGACAGATAAACTGAGTTGTAGTAATATTAAACTAAGTTGAAAAGCTGATACAAAAAAACAACTCACTAAACAGAAAGGAGAAAAATATGGAAGTATTAAAAAACAAAGATATTGAAGACGGAAAACGAATTGCCGATATTTTCGCAACATTATCAGAAGAAAACAAAAATATGGCAATCGTTTATCTGTCAGCCCTTAGAGATAAGGAAATTGCCGATTCCAGTAAAAAGGAGGTAAATTAGATGAATTTATACGATGTAGTGCTTTTCTTTTCTATTGCAGCAATCATTTTAAATATAATCACTTTTTTCTTAAATCGAAAGTAAATCTTTGCTTTCTTTTGGTACTTGAAGAGTATATATTTTATTCTTCTTGTTTGTGATTATTTTTAATGTGATAAAATCTTTGCTCAATTTAATATTAGCAGGAATGTCAAATAGGACAATTTCAAATATTCCTTGTGATGATTGCAAAGAGATCGGAAAATCCGCACTGAATATTCTTTCAGTGATGGGAATATCTGTTTCATTGTGCTTTGGATAATAACGTTCAGCAACCCATCTATGGGTTAGAACACATGAATACGAAGCGCGATGATTCAAAAGTAAAGAAACTTTGGTAATAATTATAGGAGAAGATGAATTGTTCTGAAAGATTAAACCTAGTTTGATAGACTTTTTGTTTTCTACATTTAAAGTGCACAGTGTTTCCAATGAAACAGAAATATTTGTTCGTTTACTCCAAAGTGAATGAATGAATTGAAATAGAGAAAGAACAAATCCTGCGATCGCAATAACGGTTGTAAGCAAAGACTTATTTTCTACAACAAATTTAATAATAGTGTTTGGCATAATTAACCCTCCGTTTTTTTTATTAAAGTATAACACAGAAAGGAGAACAATGAACGAATTAATACCTATTAATTACAGTGGTGAAGAACCAACTGTATCAGCAAGAGATTTATATAACTCTCTTGAAATCAGTAAGCGATTTTCGGCATGGTTCGAAACAAACTCTCAGGGATTCGTTGAAAACGAAGATTTTACAAGTGTACTTTCAGGTACGGTTGTAAATAACGGAGCGCACAGAGAAATACAGGATTATTCTTTATCAGTAGATATGGCGAAACACATTTGCCTTATGAGTAGAACTGAAAAAGGAAAAGAATGCCGACAGTATCTCATCGATCTCGAAAAAGCCTGGAACACGCCGGAACAGGTATTTGCCAGAGCATTAAAGATGGCGGACCAGACGATTGCGAAGCTGAAAGACTCTGTTAAGTCGCTGTCAACAGAAGTTAATATGAAAAATCAGATCATCGGAGAATTAAAACCGAAAGCTGACTACTACGATGAAATCTTGAATAATCCAGGGCTTGTAACAATCACCCAGATTGCAAAAGATTATGGAATGTCCGGTAAAAGGATGAATGAAGTCCTTCATGATCTGGGAATCCAGTATAAGCAAAGCGACCAGTGGTTATTATACAGTAAATATCACGGAATGGGATATACGCATTCCAAAACAGTTGACATTGTGAGATCAGATGGCAGACCGGATGTGAAGATGAATACCAAGTGGTCACAGAAAGGAAGAATCTTTCTTTATGAGACGTTGAAAGAGAACGGAATTCTTCCGGTGATTGAACAGATAGCAGCATCATAAATCAGATGCACAATCAGGAGGTAAAAATCAGATGATTAAATGTGAAAAAGGAAACGTATCAATCAACGGTGCGGGAAATGAAGTCATCCACGATCTTTCGGAGATCATATCTCGTACCTACAGTTCCTTTTCGAAAGCGTTCGGAGAGGAAAAAACAAAACAGATGATCTTCAAGGCGGTAAACGCCGGGATGGGAGCGGACAAATGACGAAAGCAGAGAAATTTAACCTTTATGCTGATACCTTATACGGAATGTGCCGGAAAGCACAGGACACAGTTCCAGAAGCAAATGTGTGCTTTGAATGTAAGGTTTTCAGCAGTGAAAAGTTGGGGACGTATCGCACGATATGCGTCGGCATCACAACGACTGAAGGAAGCAGAAAATATTATGATGTGTGCGAAGCATTACGTGATATGGAGGAAAACTTTGTATCTGTAAAAGCGGTGCTGAACAACCTGTTACTTAATGCCCCATGTCCATACTGTGAAAAGGAGGAAGAAAATTGATGGCTGTAGAAAAAGAAAGCTCCGTGGATTTTATCCCGGAGACCGTTGAAGAAGAATATGCCATGCTGGCAGGCAGATTGAAAGCCGTTGAAGCTTATCTTGATGCTTCAGATTACGATTACATCGACAAAAACGTTCTGGCTGCCATGTTAGGCATTTAAGTTGTAAGCAGCCCCGGCGGTGCAGGAACACCAACCGGAGCACGTATCTAACTTAGCTTGAGTAAGTTAAATACAGGTTGATTATATCACACCTTCCTGTATTTGACAAATAAAAACACAGGAGGGCATTTTTAATGTCTAAAATCACTAAAGAAACTAGTAAAACACTTGCTTCTGAGATTATCGAAGACCTTGAGAAGGAAGCAAGGAACAAAGATCTGGCAATCATTGCTCTGCTGACTACAGTGCTGGCAATGGGATTGCTGGGGAAAGGAAAACAGTGAGAACTTATTTAGAAGGGCTTGCAGTGTTCGGAGTTTCTGGTCTGGCAATCGTGTTCTTTGCCGTATGTTGGGCTGTGACTGATTTGGATGCACTCACGATTCTGGCATTAGATTACATCTTAATGAGTACAGTCGGACTGGCAGTGATGCTTAAAATCAATGACTTCGTACACGACATTAAAAGGAAGGAAAAAGAGAATAGAAATGCAAGATTTAAACAGAGCAACACTGACCGGATTCGTAACTGATCCGGCAGAAGTCAAATTTAAGCCAAGGAAGGGCAAAAGTTTTCTGGTCGTCAGAAGTGATCGGTTCAGCGGAACACCGGACGATATCATTGTTGAGATCCCGAACAGACTCAAAGGTACGTTCCGGGAATGGAATTGGATAAAAGTTTCGGGAAGAATCCGTTCCAAATGGGTCAGAGCGGATCACCAAGAGAAAAAGTACATGTATCTGGAAGCATACGATGTCAGCACAGAAGGGACGCTTCTTGTGAATACGGTAGAAATGACTGCAAACATTTGCAAGAAGCCGGTGCTGAGAAAAACACCATTAGGAAAGACAATCTGCGAAGTTTGCGTGGCAATTAATGGATACAAACGGTCAGAATATATCTCCTGTATTTGTTGGAGAGACCTGGCGGTGAAAGCTTCTGAATGGAAAGTAGGTACAAAAGTTAAATTAAAGGGACGTATGCAGAGCCGTGACTATTGGAAGAAGCAGTCAGATGGTTCCTATGTTAGAAAAACAGCATACGAAGTTTCAGTAATGGAGATGGAGGAAATCAAAGATGAAAAAGGTAACTTTGAAAAAACTCAGCGTTGAAAACTATAAGAAATTTGAAGCAAGAGAATTTGATTTCGCAGGAAGAACAGAAGTTTCCGGAAGAAACAGACAGGGCAAAACTTCTCTGATGGACGCATATTTTGATGTTCTGACCGGAAAACTGGCAGACGGAACACTCCCGAACAATATCCGCCGGAAGGTTGACGGTGAAGAAGTTAATGATCCAGTGGTGAGAGAACTGGTTATTGACGTTGACGGAACGGAATATGTTGTCCAGAAAAAGACCAAGAAAGGAAAATCATCTAATACGGTTGAATATTACGTCAACGGAATTAAGCGAAACAAAACCGAGTATATGGAGATTCTTAAAAGGATTGCCGATCCTGATACGATTGCCATGTGCAGCAACGCCAGAGTGTTTTTGAATGAGATCCAGAAAGCAACAGCAAAAGCAAGGGAAACACTGGGGGGAATAGCTGGATTCAGTGAATCACAGTTCAGAGCAGAGCATCCGGAATATGAATGGATAAAGAACGAAGGTGTGGAAGGAGATTCTATCGAAGAAATCTTAAAAGCCCGCAGAAGAGACCTGAGAAAAGCCAAGTCAGATGTTGATGATATTGCAAAGCAGATCAGAAAAGAGCAGGGCCGACAGGTTGAATGCGATGAAACACTTCCGGCGCAGAGAGACGATCTTCTTGACTTGCTGAAAGAAAACGAGAAGCAAGAGGAAGTACTCTGTAATGCTTCAAGGGAATACGACCGGATTTCTATTGAGCTGGCAGGACTGAAGCGTTCACGTGACGCACTGGTTGAGAAAGCTGGTAAAACAGCTAGAGAAAAACATGACAGAATAACTTCCTTATTATATACGCTGAAATCCGATAAGAAAAATGCCGAGAACAAATTAAGACTTGCCGAAATGGATCTGGAACACGCTAACAAAGGAATTGAACGCCACAAAGCAGCATTGGCGCATGCTAAAAAGAAATATACGGAAGCATTAAAAGAGAAGTGGGGCGGCGATACCGAACTTACTGCAATCCGTGGAGAAGAATTTGACCCGGCATTAGCTATTTGTCCGACATGCGGACAGACGCTTCCAGAAGAACAGGTGGAAACTGCGAAACGCAAGTTTGAGTTTAATAAGCAGTCCAGGATATCCAAAAAATTAGGAGAGAAAGAACAGTTTGAGAAAAATAAACGCACCAAACTGGAGCAGATCACTGAGGACGGCAACGAAGCTTCCGAGGGATTGAAAACAGCGAATGAAACTAAGAAAGAAGCCGAAGCAGCTATTGAAACTACCAAGAAAGAAATCACATCTCTGGCACTTGAAATCGCAGAAACAGAGAAAGAAGCGGAGAAACCGATTCCAGAACCGGATATGTCTGATGATGAAGAATACAAGGCTGTTTGCGACAAAATCTCAGCACTGGAAGAAAGTCTCAATGGCATCGGAAACGGCGAAAATGACAGGATTTTATTTAGCAACAACCGTCATTCTCTGGAAGCAAAGCTCAGAGATGTTGAAGCAAAGATTAAGACTCAGACCGCAAGGCTTGAGGAAAAAGCTAATAACCTTGAAGCATTACAGGAAGAACAGAAGAAGCTTTCACAGAAACAGGCAAACATTCAGCAGAAAGTAGATCAGTTGACCGAGTATTCCATTGAGAAGAACAAGGCACTGGCAGCAGTGATTAATCCGCACTTCAAACATTTTCAGTTCCAGTTCCTTGACTACACACAGGATGGAGAACCGTTGGAAACTTGCCGGATGATTTGCAACGGTATTGATTACGCAAACGGTCTGAACCACAGCGATCGGATTCTTTGCGACATTGACCTTGTGATGGGATTACAGGAGATGAATGACTTACGGCTTCCGGTTTGGGTTGACGATACCGAAAGCATAAATTCGGACAGGATTCCAGGATTAGATACACAGATGATTTTGCTGAGAGTTTCGGATGGGGAATTGAAGGTAAAAGGGATTTGAAAATTAAGAAAAGGAGGAGAAGAAAATGCAGTTAGCCACATGGGGAACATACAGATTCAAAGCCGATGCACAGAAATGCGCAGATGAAATCATGGAAATCTGTGAAGAATTGGAATCGGCTACGCCACAGCAGATTCTTGAAAAAGCTAGAGATGGGAATACTGAACTTCATAAGTGCTTTACGTGGGATGACACCGAAGCAGCAGAGAAATGGAGAATCGCAGAAGCCAGATCAGTTGTAAGAAATCTCAAGATTGTTGAAATGAAGCCGGATAAAGAGTCGGAGCCGACAACAATCAGAGTTTTCTACAAAACTGACAGTTCATCTGGATATAAACCAACAAAGCTGATTTTAAATAAACCAGACGAATACAAAGCACTCGTAGAACGTTGCAGGAGTGAACTTCTGACAGTGAAACAGAAATTCCAGAACATCTCGGAATATGAAGAAATATGGGAAATGATTAATTAAATATGACAGCCGTTACTGCACTGATATGCCTATGAGAGTAGGAGCATAAGAAAGCACAGCACAGCGCAGAATATTATAGCACAAGACAAAACATAACAAAATATTTGTTATCTAAAACTTTTATTCTTGTAGGTTTATGAGTGCAGTAGCGGCAAACTTCCTACGTTGATATGCCTGTAAGATAGGCAAGAAAAAATAGCGCAATATAACACATAACAGAACACAACATGGCAGAACTTATTTTACAGGTTTATGAGCGTAGGAAAACATAGTATTTATTAGTCTGCATAAGCAGAAAGATAGGATAACTCACAACAAAACAAAATAAAATAATTCAGTATAGTGCAGGACCTCTTTCTCTTGTGCAGAGTGATAAGTGTTGTGGAACACTTAATAAAAAATAAATCAAAAAACAATAGGACATAAGGTCATAGAACATCAAAGCACAGCACTTCAATGGAGGACTGTTTTACAGGCGGTATAACCGTCAGGACATTACAGGAAATAAAAGCAAAGAATACTATATGACACCACAGTTTATATCGTCTATAAAGCAGTTCTCCAAACAAAGTTGAATATTGGGTAGGTGGCATGAAAAATGTCACAGGAAAGTAAAGAATAACTCAGTATATGACAGCATAGGACACTATAGGACAATTCATGTTACCTACCGAGCATTCAACTCGACTAGATGTATTTAACTGGCAGTAGAAACTGTCATAATAGGAAACCGCAAAACCTTATATGCGAGAACAAAATAATACAGTAAACAATAGCATAGCACAAGACATGATTTCTATTGTCAGCTAAGTGCATCTGGAATTTGCGTAAAGATTCAAGCGGATTAACCGCAATATAGGATGAGACATTATAGAACAGCACATAATAAAACAGCATAATATATTACAAAAAATATTTATTGTGAATTAATCTGCTTGAGTGTTTGCGCAAACAGAAACTATAAAACAAATCATAAAATTTCGGAGGGAAAACATTATGGCAAAATCAAAAACATTTACAATCGAACCTTTAAAGGAAACAACATTAAGACTGGAACTTATCGGTGATACAGACCTGATCCTTCACAAGAGAAGCAGATATTACGAGCAGGCTGAATGCTGGAAACAGGCTCACGATAAAGGCACAAAAATGCCGGAAATATACAATCAGGGTAAAAACATCTGGGAGGGACTTATCACAGGCATTCACTGGGAGAAACCGATTACTTTCCACGATGAAGATATTTCTCTCTATACACAGGAAGAATGGGAGTCATACATGAAAGATAATCGCCCTTGCATTCTTACTCAGGCATTTAAGAAAGCGTTTACGGAAACATTTATTACTTTCTTCAAAGATTCCACAGGTAAGAAAGGAACAGATATTAAGCGTTCTCTTTCAATGACAGGATCAATTTGTCCAGTAGACTTTGAGAGCGTTGAAGTGGTAAACAACATTGTTCCTACATCTGGAATCAGTGCAAGCCCAGTTCTTTGCAGCAGTAATGTGTTCCATAATTGGAGAACCACTATTGAAGTATCTTGCCCGGATATTGTATTTCCACATGAGACAGTTTTGCAGCTGATTGAAACCAGTGGAAAATATATCGGTATCGGAACACAGCGAGCAAACGGAAACGGAAGATATCATATTAACCCAGAAAATGTAACAATCAGTTAAATAACAACAGTTCGGTGGCATATGAATCCGGGTGAATGCCCGGAAAACACAGAAAAATATAATACTTTAAAACAACAAAAAATAGAAAATTATAAAACATTCATTCTGTTTCATATGCCACTGAGCATAACTCTCAGGTGCATTCACGGTGGATTGAGATTCTATCAAAATAGGGCACTACATAATAACACAACAAGGATTAGAACAGCGTAGCATATATTTTTATTTTGAATTTCGATTCACTATGTATGTGCCTGCGAGGAAGATAAAAAATAGAAAAGGAGAATTAAAATGGCAGAAAACACACAGGTAGCAAATTTCAACACGCAACTTTCCTACTACACAAATCGTTATGTCGATTTAATGGAAAGAGATTTAACTTCAAGAGGAATGGAGTTTGATTCTTATTCAAAAGATTGCGTAGTGGCAGCAATGGGATCTATTTTCCAGATGGTGCACGAGAGCGGCGTTAATTTTGACGCAAACCGGTAACTATGCCTTATTCAGCTGCAAAGATTGAAAAAATGCAGCGGATGTTTGACGAGTCCAGAGAAAAAGTTTTGGCAGCCAGAAATGAAGAGATTGAAAAAGCGTACCAGAAAGGCAAGGAAGACGGGATCAATAGAACCGTGAGCGTTTTGAACAAAGTTGTAGAAAACGCAAGGGAAGAAGAAAGAGAGAAAAGCTACAACGCCGGTTTCGAACAAGGGTTTACGGAAGGGCAGGACTGGGCGAATGTTGAGAACAGTGTAACATTGCTTTTGGCACTGCATAGAGCATACGACTTTGAACCGGAACAGCTGATGAACGTAGTGAAAAAGAGTAACAAATATGTGCATCAGGCAAATGAAGGAAAACCGACTATCGGTGCTCTTGCACGGCAGTTGTACAATGAATGCCAGATAAAGTTGTGCGAACACGAAGTGGAAATTTTAAGAAAGTACAGTTTATTTGAAGAGGGTGATCCATATGATTAAGATAAGCGCAATGTACAAAGATTCCGGCGGAACAAACCCGTATCACAGATGCGATGAATGTTTACGGTACCGGCCCGGAAAGCATCCGAGGTGTCTGAACTACAATGGAGATGTGGATTGGAAACCAAACTACATTGCTTGCAAGTTCTTCACAGATGAAAAGGAAGATGAAATCAAAGGACAGATGGATATATTTGATTTTTTGTAAAACAAAGTAATTGATTAACTAAAAAACGCTAGAATCCATTTTACATAAGTTTACATAGAAATATATGCCTAAAATGTTTTAAAAGGATTCTGGACCTTTTCGTCAAAGAAAGGAGTGCGACATGAACAAAGCGTTATTACTGGCGTTGAACGAACGCATATACCTTCAGGGACTGATCAGCAGAGAAATGAAAGAAAAAATTGATATTCAGATTCTTTCTGAAAATTGAACCAAACTATTGAGCGGAGATGAGATTAAAGGTATAATAATCTTATCTCTGCTCTTCCGACTAGAAGGGAGAACGGGGCATGAACGTTTATCGTACTAGAGAAATACTAAAAACTTGCAGCATTTTTGACTTGAAATTAAAAGTGGCGTTTTACGCAAGAGTAAGCACAGAATCAGAAGACCAACAGGTTTCTATACATCACCAGGATGAATATTACAGAAACTTCATTGCACAAAATAAAAACTGGGTGTTTGTTGGTGCGTACATTGACAACGGAATATCGGGAATAAGAACTGAGAAAAGGGACGAATTTCAACGCATGATGGCAGATGCCAAAACTGGAAAGATTGATATGATTGTAACGAAAGAAATTACCAGGTTTGCGAGAAATACGCTAGACAGCATAAAATATACAAGAGAATTACTGATGTATGGTGTGTGTGTATGGTTTCAAAACGACAACATCAATACGATTGACGAAGATAGTGAGTTACGACTTACTATAATGTCCGGAATTGCCCAAGATGAATCAAGAAAACTCTCCAATCGAATAAAATTCGGACATGCACAGTCAATAAAAAATGGTGTAGTCCTCGGATCACGAATATACGGTTACATCAAGAAAGACGGAAAGCTTACAGTTGATCCCAAAACAGCTCCGATGATAAAAGAAATATTTGAAAAGTATTCTACCGGAGAATGGTCTACGTCCACTATTGAAAAATACCTGTACAAAAAAGGATATCGAAATTACAAAGGCGGAAAACTCAGCCGAGATAATATCAAAAAGATAATCAAAAATCCGAAATACAAAGGTTATTATTGCGGCGGTAAAGTAAAAGTTGTCGATATGTTCACTAAAAAGCAAGAGTTTTTGCCAGAGGACGAATGGACAATGTACAAAGACGACGGGAACCATGTTCCGCAGATTGTAGATGAATCTGTATGGAATAAGGCAAATGTCATTATGCAAACACGGAGCGATGCGATCAAATCCCATAGAACGTCTTTCAAACAAAACAATTTGTTTACCGGGTATATCTTTTGCGGGGACGATGGAGCGCCGTATTGGATGAAACAACGCACTGCAAGAGGACGTGAAGATGTAAGATGGGTATGCAGTTATCGCATAAAAAATGGAGCACAGAGCTGCAATTCTTTCGGAATACATGAAAAAGAATTAAAAATAATGCTTGCAGACCTTATCAACAAATCTGGTGATATCCAAGCAGCTATTGAAAGATATATAAGTTTGGTCGAAAAGAACATAGACTTCAGCAACGATGGGGCTGAGATAAACCGACTTAAAAACATGGTTCTTCAGCTAGAGAAAAAGAAAGACAAACTTCTCGACCTTAATCTGGATGGAATCATAACAAATTCTGAATACCTTGAAAAAAGCGAAAAATTCAAGAATGAAATCCAAAACATAAACAATAAACTTTCCGAACTGGAATCAAAAGAAGAAGCCAATAAAGATTCCCATTTGAAATTAAAAGAAATCGGCAAGATATTAAATGATTTACAAGGAATTGGCCCGGAAGATATTACCAAAACGGTTCTAGGAGAATTTTTGGACAAAATAGTAATAAATCCAAAGCGCCCGCAGGAGTGCGAAATTTTGTTCTTTTTAAAGACCGGAGATGTAAAAAAAAAGTCAATAATCGAGCGGGGTAAACAGAGTTGTTCTGAATACTTTTTTTTGACCATATATCCGCCTACGGATCCGTTCTGTTTGGAAGTCAGGTTTCCGTTGTATCCGTCTGTAAGCGGAACACCCAGCTCGTTTGCTACCTCATATTTGAAACGGTCAAGTGCGCCCTTTGCTTCCGGTACAACTGCTTTGTTAGAAGAAGTGTTACTTGGCATAATTCATTTCCTCCTTGGTTGTTATTTGGTTTGATGTTACATTGCTAGTATGTGAAAACCATAAAATAATACACTGGCAGTTAAAGGAAATTTAACATATAAAAATATTTCTGTTCATAAATTATACCGCAGTAAAAACCGAATGTATGGTTGCTTTTTGACTGGAATTGCGGTTATAATAATCTCTGCATCACATATAATATCTGTCAGACAAAAAAAGTAAGGGGGTCCCGTGAAAAAGAAGCGTTATCCTACATACAAGCGAAAATATAAACGAAAAAAACAGCCCAGGCGAAAAATACTCACAGCCATTATCCTGTGTGTCATCCTTGCAGTATGTAATGGCTGGATGCCGCCGCGGAGCCTGAAAGAGGTAAAAGATCAAAGCCGGATCTTCGGACAGGTATTTCTTACATATATAGAAGAAAATGCGCAGATCCTCTGGGAAGATGTTTCGGAATCCGCTTCCGATGCAGTGGCAGGATTGCTGAAACAATCCCAGACGAAGACAGGAGGGCAGACAGAATCTGTTTCTCTGGATCAGATTCCAGAATACAGTGGCAGTCCATATGTGGAGATCAATAGAAATGTACCCTCTTTTTCTGATAAAAAAAGCGCAGGACCTGCATACGAATTTTATAGTGAACTGGATTCCCTAGGGCGCTGCGGTTATGCAGAATCCAAGGTCACACCGGAGCTGATGCCTGCCGAAGAGCGAGGAGCGATCGGAATGGTGAAGCCTACAGGATGGCATACTGTAAAATATGAAAATGTAGATGGCAGGTATCTGTATAATCGCTGCCATCTTATCGGGTATCAGCTGACTGGAGAGAATGCAAACAAGAAAAACCTTATCACAGGAACCAGATATCTCAATGTGACGGGAATGCTTCCTTTTGAAAATGAGGTTGCAGATTACGTGCACAGTACAGGAAATCCCTGCATGTATCGTGTAACTCCGTTTTTTAAGGGAGATGAACTGGTAGCCCGGGGTGTGGAAATGGAAGCCGAATCCGTTAAAGACCAGAAGATATCTTTCCATGTTTTTGTTTATAACATACAGCCGGGAATTGAAATTGATTATACTACAGGAAACAGCTGGGAAGAATAGAGTATATGGAGTAACGCCGGGGAAAATATTAATTTTTCATGAATTTACATGAATTAAATTGCACTTTTTTGGGCGTTATGCTAGAATCAGTTACAGAGTTATATGATTTTACCTATATAAAGGGGAAAAAGGGATGTAACCCAAGGGCAGAATGGAGAGGTGAATTATGAATTTAGGAATTATTGCGCATAACAGTAAGAAAGTTCTGATTGAAGACTTCTGTATTGCATACAAGAATATCCTTACCAAACATGAAGTATATGCAACCGGAACAACAGGAAGAAGAATTGAGGAAGCAACCAGTCTTCACGTTCACAAGTTTCTTGCCGGAAGTATAGGCGGAGACAAGCAGTTTATGGAGATGGTAGAGCGTCAGGATCTGGATATGGTGATCCTGTTTTATAACCCTGTCATGATGGACCCGGTAGAGCCGGATATCATGAGCATTGTTAAACGCTGCGACCAGTACAACATTCCGGTTGCTACAAATATTGCCACTGCGGAACTTCTGATCCTTGGACTGGCCCGCGGTGATCTGGATTGGAGATTAAATCTGAAATGA